CGTTCTAACATTGCATTTAGTTCAGCACGTTGGGACGCTACAGTAAATTTGTTATACTCTTCATTAATCATTTCAATGGTTTCATGAATCTTTTCAAACCATGGTAATAGAGTACCAGTAGTACTAACATTGTTAATTTCTTTTTGTACTTCAACAGTTTCAACTAAAGTATCTTTGGTTCGTTGAGTAGCTACAGCCAATTCCAACTCTGCCTCATATTCCTTTTGTTGTATTTCCAACCTACGCTCACGGGCAGCATTAACTTCTTCTTCTGCTTCTAATCTAAAGGGTTCGGATACTGAACGTTCTACATCTAATTCGTTACGTGCAATTCTTCCACGACCAAAAGTAAGTTCCACTGAATTTCTAATATTACTTAATGGATTGACGCTCAGTTGACCAAGTTCTTCGGTAACATCCCTAACATTTCTAGCTTTATCTGCAATATCCAAATACATAGCAGCAACTTTACCAAGTGCTCTAGCCTCATCTTCAAGTGCATTAATCAGTTCATCAGATACATCACCACCTGCATCACGTTCCGCTCTAGCATCTCGTAAAGCTTGAGTGGCATCTCTAGCCATTCTTGTCGCTACATCTGATTTTGGCTCATCAGTTATCCTTGCAACTATTTCAGCAGCTTCCTCCATTACTCCAAGAACCTTTGGGCCAAAGGTTATTGCCACATTTCTCCTAATGGTATCCCAAGAAGTATTAATCTCATTGGTTATCTCATCCATTCTTGCAGCTTTTTCCAAATCTTGTTCAGATAATATAGCACCAGAGGCTCTAAGTCTATTCAACTGTTCCTCAACGGTTCCTAAATCTCCAGCAAGCTTTAATGCACCTACTGAACCCTCACCTAACAGTTGTGTAATACCTCTAGCTTTTAATGCTGCATCATCCGTATCATTAATAGCATTAATAATCTCTTGGAACGCTTGTGTAGGGTCTACTAGGTTTAAACGATCAAGTGATAAGCCCAACTGATCAAAGATTACATTACCCTCTTGTAGCTTCTCCTGTTGGCGTATTAATACACCTGTCAATTGATCAACAGAGATGCCCACCAATTTTGATCGGGCTTCAAGATCAGCCAAGCCTTGTAATGATGCACCTGTGAATAAGGCTATATCATTTATTTGATTGATCTTAGCAAACTCTGCACGTGTAATGGCAGCAGCTTTCAATGCAGCAGTACCTACCACCACTATAGCAGCGGCAGCAGCGGCAGCAGCCACCTTCATCTTACCAAAGCCAGCCTTACCAGAGTCACCTACATCCTTAGCTTTCTTTTTAGAATTATCTAATTCTTTATTGGTATTATTAATCTCTTTACGTGCTGCCTTAATTGCGGCAGCATCTACTTCGTATTTTATACCTACATCATATTGTGTCATGGTTAATTCCTGTGTTCGTTATAGTAATAGTAATACTCTCGATCCCATTTGAATAGTAAATTAGATTCATATAGGTCAAATGTAACATTCGTAACCTGTCCACAATGATATACATCAGTATAGGTAATAGGATGTTCATATGGTTTAGTACGTCTAATATTCCAGAAGATATTCCATATGAATCGAATAGGTGGTTCAGGTTGAAATGTAACATGTTCATAATCCTTTGAAAGACTGTCAAAAGTCTCATTGAAGGATTCAGGAAGTGTTCCAGAATCCTTCATATTCTTCAGTTTAATGTAATGTTCAAGATTAGAACCACTACCCGTTGTAATAGCACCCATTATTTTGGACTCTATTGCTTTAGAACATAGTATTAATTGTTCGGAAAAAAACCACTTTGGTCTTCCTGTGCAGCATTAATTAGATCACGTATCCAATAATTCTCTGCATCCAATAATACCTCTGTACAATGTTCTCTAGTATAGGGCATTTCAAAGAATGATTCATCCCAACCGGTTACAAGAATACTAGTTAGTGCAGCAGTGGCCTTTCTATTATCTTTATAGGATGGCTTTTCCTCACCTTCTACTCTATCCAGATCAGCAATGTATTCTAGATATTCATTACATCGAACGGTACGCACGTTAATCCATGCTCCAGTATCACCACTTTCTGGGTGTATAAGGTCTACTTTCTTTGATACCGCTTTTAAACTTTTTAATGTTTTATTCATTTTTACTCTCCTGAGTTAATATAGTACGTAGTGTTTAACAATAGAATATTGTCAATGGTATTTAGTGCTAAACGAAAAAACCCAAGGATTTTAACTCTTGGGTTTTAACAATTTTAACAGTGAAGTTAGTTTAAGATCGTGTGATAACTAACGTAGACCCTGCGGTAGCATCAAATAATGCTCTGAAGGGCATGGTGATCACTCGTAAGCCTGAACCTGTAGCAATAGGTACATCTGCACCAGTATACTTAATGTTAGGCAATTCAAAGGTCATTGTGTTACCATCATTATCTTCCATGGTAAATTCTAATGAACTTTCAGTGTCATTCACAAACTTGTTAATCAATGTAGAGTTTTCAAATAGAACACTCATGGTTCCAGTTACATCTACACGTGCAGGTACTAATGAATGTGGATCACACTCACCCCATGTGTGTACAGTTTCCAAGTTATTAGTCATACTAAAACTTAGATCAGTAACAACACCAATGGCTGTACCATTTTCAAGAATAGTACCACCACAGTGGGTCATAGGCTGTCTAGAGGCTTGAGCAGTATATGCTGAAGCACTTACAGAGGAGCCTGATGCAGCCTGTGATAATCCTAGAATGTCGAATGAAATGGTAGCAAGACCACTTACTGGTGCGTTCAATGTAAATCCATTTACAACACATCCACGATTGATCTTATATTGGTTAATATCACTCTGACCTTCTTCAATACTCAATGATACAATAGTATCACCCATGATCAATTCATCTGTATCCCATGCGTTATACATTGCTGATTCCAATAGAGTGTCATAGTTATCATGTGCGAAACCTCCATCAATTGAACCACCAACGGTCTTATTACCGGTTTTAGTATACAAATACTGTCGAGTATCTGCCTTACTATCATCCAATAGTTCAGGCTTTGTTAATGAAAAGTTAGCTGAACTGAATCGTTGTGAATCCAATGTTGGTGTCGCTGGTGTAGTACCAATAACACTCTCTTTTATAATACCGATTTTACTTAATGCGTTTGAAGCTGTCATAATAGTTTACCTTTTGTTATTAATATCATATTCTATTTATCAGTTAGGGTCAATCATTCACAGATACATTGTATTCATAACTCAAATATCTGGAAAATATAGGTGATCGAATCCAATCTGTTTCCTCTATTGCATCATTACCCTTCCATGTACGCTCTAACAGTAGATTAGCGTTAATTACTCGACGCTCATTTAACTGTTTAACAATAGCATCTACAATAGGGAAACTAACAATAGTACCTTTCGGTGTAAAACAATCCACTTGGAATAATCCAGAATGTTCAATAATACTGTCAATTCCTTGTGATACATTACTGGCCTCATTTGGAATCATTGTTACTCTAATCCATGGAGTCCTCAATGTTGGTTTATGATTAGTATACATGTCTACTACCACAATTGAAGTATCAACCGCTTTAATAGTATTAACGTATGCATCTAATAGTACTTTATGTTTAAGCATCTCTAAATTCCTTAATGCGATCTGAGGCTCTTTTAACAACATTTGATAGTGAGCTAATGGTTCCAGTGAAAAATGCCGTAGGTGGCTGTGTACTCGTTCCACCATCCACATATGGAGCATATTGCTCCCCTACTGTTCCATATAAATTATCATCGCTATCACACTGCATGAGATTATTCTTAATTCTTGATTTAGTGTTAGAACCACTTGGATCAAGTTCATCAATAATAACATCACCTTCTGTTTTACTAATATTAACACTACCTTTCAATGCTCCAGTATCAACTGGCATAGCATTAATCATGGTTTCAGCTAACTCAAAGGCTACAGCCCTATGTAATGCTGTCATATCCTTCTCATGAGCTTCTTCAAACTCTTTGATGGTTAATGACATATCAATGACCTACATACACTTTATACGCTATCACAACATCAGTAGGTTTTATAATTTCAACCTTTTCAATGTT